GTCCCTGACTGTCGCCTTCACTGCCGTGGAGGTGGGCGGAGATCCGTTCACGGACATCGAGTACACCTTCGATGACGTCCTGTGGACATCCGCGAACACCACGACCAGCCCATTCACCATCACGGGTCTGACCAACGGGCAGTCCTACTACGTGGCAATTCGCGCCGTCAACGAGAGTGGTCCGGGCACATCGTCCGATTCGGAGACAGGAAGCCCGTTGACGGTTCCTGCCAAGCCGACCTCGCTGATCGCCACTCCCGGAGACACGCAGGCGTCCATCGCCTTCACGGCTGGCGATACTGGCGGATCCAACATCACCAACTACAAGTACCGCGTTGGCACAGGAGCGTGGACGGCCTTCGCCCCAGCAGATCCCGGTACTCCGGTCGTCGTCACCGGGCTGACCAACGATGTTGAGGTATCCATCACCCTGCGGGCTGTCAATGCTGCTGGTGATGGGGCTATCTCCGATCCCGTCCTCGTCACGCCGCACGCCTAGGAGTAGTCATGCAGTCAGCGTTCGGCGTTGAGCATGGGGATGATCAGGTCTCCAAGGGCTTGATTCCTCCGATTGGAGCCATGGCGAGCAACGCCACCAAGGGCTTCAAGGCTGGCATGGGCGGCTGGAACGAAGGCAAGAAGATCGGTCGCGTCGGCATGGCAGGGCAGAAGGTAGGGCAGGGAGCGGCCTACGCTCTGAAGAACAAAAAGCCGCTGGGTATCGGTGCCGCTGTGGGTGGTACGGGTATTGGTGGCCTTGCTCTGGCCAACCACTAGGAGAATCCATGTTCGTTGCCCGCCGCTCCTTCCTTCACAATGGCAAGCAGTACACCCCCGGAGACACCGTCAAGGGCTTCCCTGAGAAGTTCGAGCCACGCCCGGAGTCCTTCCTGCGCGCGGGGATGATCGATGAGGTCCCTGACAAGCGTCGTGCCAAGCCCGTCATGGAAGAGGTCAAGCCCGAATGATCTCGGCGTTCGGTGTTGAGCATCTGGTGAGCAAGGTCATGCCAGATAAGGTCCCGGACTGGGCGTCTGGGGCTATGCCAGCATCGACTGCCCGTGCTTACAACTACTCGGGCGACAAGAAGACCAAGGCTGCTGCTCATAACTTCGCGTGGAAGACGGCGGGAGGAGCAGCAGGGACTCTGGCAGGAGCCTCCTTAGTAGGTATGGCCTTCAAGAAGGCCAAGCCGCTGCGCTACATGCCCAAGTTCTTCTACAAGCCCACGCCGGTCAAGAATCCCTTCACCGGCAAGAAGACAGAGATCACCAGTGGCGAGAAGCAGCGCTATCTGGGAATGACTCTGGGAGGGACTGTTGGCACGGCCACCGGCGCTACTGCTGGAGCCGTCCAACTGCATCGGCTCAAGAAGGACCCGCAGTACCGGTTCAACGAGCCTCCTAAGGAGGAGAAGCGATGACGTGGTCCTACTCAGGCGATCCCGCTGACTCTGATCTGGATGCCATCCGGTTTTTCTGTCAGGACACTGACACCGAAGACCAGTTGATCACTGACGAGGAGATCGAGTACCTCTACAAGTTGTGGACGCCGGTCTACGGCAACAACCTCATGGTGGCATCGATGGTGGCGGAGGCCATCGCTGCCAAGTTCACCCGTGAGGTGGCCTATTCAGCAGACGGCGTCAGTGTGGCTGTGGAGCAGTTGCAGCAGAAGTACAACGACCTCGCCTCCTCCCTGCGCGACCAGCACAAGCAGTACGACATCGGCGCTGGAGTCATGCTGCAGGGCGTTCTGTACTCCGACCAGATGGATCCGCTGATCAAGCCCACCATCTTCGCTATCGGGATGAACGACAACAGGCGAGCCGGTCAGCAGGAGTACGGCGGCGTGTATCCGGTGGAGATCCCGGAGATCCAAGGTTCGTGGTAGATGCCTAGGACCATCTCCAAGCGGTCAGCGGCCTATGTACGCAGGGCTGCTGAGTACCAGTTCGACTGCCAGATACGGATCACCCGCAACGGCGAGCCCACCTTCAACGAGACCACTGGCACCTACAACACGGTCTCCACGACGGTCTATGAGGGCAAGGCGCGGATCTGGGAACTGGACGATGCTGGTGCGCTGGTGACTGGTGAGGCCACCTTCCCCCTGCGCGCGACCTACTGCTCCATCCCGTGGGACCACCAGCCGGTACCTCACAACGACGACACCATCGAGATCCTCGTCATGCCTGATGATCCTGACCTGCCCGGTCGCACCTTCCGGGTGATGGCAGTCGATGGCGGCGGTCACCTGCGGGCCACGCGCCGGATGCACATCACCGGAATTGTCGAGAATGCGCACTTCCATGGCTAACGCGGCATCTGCGGACCTCACCTCGCTGGCCAAGGATCTGGTGGCAGCGGGGATGAGCATCAACACAGCAGCCCAGAAGGTCATTCAGGACATGGCTCTGAGGGTGCAGTCAGAGTCCCAGTCGCGTGCCCCAGTGAAGTCCGGGAGGCTGCGCAATTCCATCTCTGTGCGGTATTCCGATCCCCTGTCGGCCATCATTGGGCCACAGGTGGAGTACGGGGTCTATCAGGAGTTCGGCACCGGCACCCGAGGAGAGTTCCCCGGTGCTCCGATCACCATCACACCCAAGAACGGCAAGTACCTCGTCTTCAAGGTGGGCAACCGCAAGGTCTACGCCCGCAAGGTGGTCAATCCCGGAGTCAAGGCCCGCCACTACATGCGAGATGGCTTCGAGGCCGCTCTGGGGCAGGAACTGACGGCCCAGTTGCTCGCTGCTGGGGCAGCCCAGATCACAAGGGGACCCAATGCTTGAGCGCAGGCTGCTGAGCGCCGCCATCGTGGACCAGATCTTCACGGATACTGGGATGCCCACTGATCTGGCCCACGCGCCTCAGGGAGGTGGCTGGCAGGGCCAGCCCAACCTCGATGCATCCAACTTCGTCGCCTATGCGGTGGTGACCCCACAGACCGCCACACTGGCCTCTGGGCCACTGTCAGACCCGCAGGCGGACAGGCTTCTACCCTACGCAATTTCGAGTTTCGGTGTGTCCCCAGTGCAGACCGAATGGATGGCTGACAAGGCACGTGCAGCCGTCGAAGCCCTCAAGAAGACGCATGTGGTCTTGGGGGATGCCACCTACACGATTCAGCAGGTACGGACCGACGTCATAGGCGGTCTGATGCGCGTTGATTCGACTGAGCCTGCCTACTGGGGGCAGGTGGATGTTCTGACACTCTGGATCACAAGGTGAAGTGACGAGGGTGAAATGATTGGTTCAGCACGCGCCCGACTACAGGAGGACTAACCATGGGCCGCATTATTCCAAATGAGGAGACGTGGGTCGGGTTCGCGCTCAGCGTTGCCGACGCAAATCTCAACCCGACCGAGGCCGAGTGCGCAGGTGCTACTGACCTGACTCCCTTCCTCATGAGCATCAATGCGTCGGCACAGGGCAATCAGGTCCCGACGCCGTCGTTCGACTCGCTCTTCGAGACCAGCATCATCGGTACGTCGCAGGCGACGTTCTCGGCAGACTTCTACCGGGACGATGTCGCTGACACCGCGTGGGAACTGCTGCCGCGCGCGACCAAGGGCTACATGATCATCTCCCGCTTCGGTGGCTCTGGCGCTGACCAGATCCCCGTGAACGGCGACGCCTGCGAGGTCTGGCCCATTGAGGTCGTCTCCCGCACCGCCGCTGCTCTGGCCAACAACACGGTCCAGACGTTCACGGTCACCTGCGCGGTGAACATCAAGCCCAATGAGAGCGCTCTGGTCTCCGGTGGCGTCGCTGCCGTTCCGTCCGTCATCCGCAACCTCTCTGGCACTGCTGGCGCTTCCGGCGTCCTCGTGCTGGACTGGGATGCCCCGGCCTACGGCGCTCCGATCACCTCGTACGACGTCTACACGGGTGCAACCCTCAACGGCGCGTACACCAAGGTCGTCGCGAACATCACCAAGGTTGGCACCACCGCCACCCTGTCCAGCCTCACTCCCGGTGGGCAGGCCTTCTACAAGGTCTCGGCCACCAACGCCACGGGCGAGGGTCCGCAGTCCAGCCCCGGAGTCCAGTACACCGCAGGCGCATAACAACTCAAAGGAGGATCCTGAATGCCCACTCAGGAGCCCAGCGTTACCGTCCGTCGCAAGCAGAGCGCCCAGTCCAAGAGGGCGACTCTGGAACTATTGCGGAGCAAGCAGCGAATGGAGAAGGAACTCACTGTCCTTCTCCCGGTCGGAGACGGCAAGACGGAGGAGGTCTCATTCCTGGTCCAGTCCATCGGGGCACAGGAATGGGATCGACTCGTCGCCAAGTACCCGCCTACCACGGAGCAGCGTGCTGAAGGTGCGACCTTCAACATGCACACCTTCGCTCCGGTACTCCTCTCGCGCACCTGCGTGGATCCGGAACTCACGGAGGAGGAGTGGAAGGAGATCTGGAACTCCCCTGATTGGAACCGGGGCGAGGTCATCCAGTTCTACCTGACCGCTGTCGAACTGTGCTCCACAGGGATGGATGTCCCTTTCAGCGGGAGAGACTGAGGTATGACCACAACCTGATGATGGAGATGTCCTACTGCTACGAGAAGGGCATCCCTCACTCAGAGTTTCTCAGTTGGCCTCCAGAGGACAGGGCCAAGACCATGGCCTACCTGCTGGAAGACTCCAGCCGCTGTGGCATGTGCGGTACGGCAGAATGGGAGTGGGAGGCCGACCGGCGCGCCTACGAGCCAGTGGAGAAGGTCTGCATGGGCTGCTACCTGAAGCACATGGCAGAGGAGAGTGGCGGGAACAAGATGCCCGGCACCACCATCGCTCTGGAGCCCACGCGCGGTCGCAAGGCTGCTCGCCGTCTGGCCAAGATGAAGCGGGACGCCTACCGTGGCTGACGATACCCGCACTGCCAATGTCGAACTGACCGCTGATGTCTCTGGCTACACGCAGGGGATGAGCGAGGCCTACTCACAGACGAACAACATGATCGGGGCGGTCAACAAACTCAGTACGTCACTTGAGGGCCTGACCAAGAAGATCGGCAAGAAACTCCTGATCTTCTCTGCCGCTGACACCGCTGTTGTCGTGGGCATGGTGGCTATTGCCGCCAAGTACGAGAAGCAACTGTCGACGCTGGCTGCCCAGCAGGCCATCGCAGGCAAGCAGATCAAGATCTACAAGGAGGGGATCACCGACCTCTCCAAGGAACTCCCCAAGACTCGCGGAGAACTCGTCCAACTGGTCACCCAGATCGAGCATCTGGGCATCACTTCCGAGCGCGAGTCGCTCAAGATGTCGCGGGTCTTCACCAATCTCGCTGCTGCCACGGGCGAGGATGTCTCTGGTCTGACACAGGGGATGATCGAACTCGGTCGCGCCATGGGCACCCTCGGCGGTGGCGCAGGACAGATGGAGAAGTTCACTGACTCCCTCGTCACGGTCGCGGCGGAGTCCGGTGTCGCCGCCCAGTCGGTGGTCAACTTCGCCAACTCGATCTCCCCGTTCGCCCGGTCGGCTGGTATCGGGGAGGCAGCCCTGCTGGGCATCTCGGCAGCCTTCACCAAGGCAGGCGCAGATGGCTATGCGGCAGCCAACACCTTCAACTCGATCATTTCGGACATCACCCGGCAGACCTACAACGGCTCTCCTGAGATAGCCAAGTACGCCAACGCCCTAGGCCTCACGGTCGATCAGTTCAAGAACATGTCCGCGCTCGATCAGGTAGTGGGCATCTTCGAGGCAGTGAACAAGGCCGGTGCTGGTGGCATCCGGATCATGGACATGCTGGGACAGGACGGCATCCGTGCCGCCCGAGTCATCCAGCAGGTCTCCAATCAGGCCGGTGGGCTGCGCAAGGCAGTGCAGACGTCGCTGGAAGCCTATGGAGGGGGCAAGACCCAGAAGGGTGCTACCGAGGCCTTCGACACTCTTGACTCGAAGATGGTCACCCTGCGGAACCAGATGGAGATCTTCGGATCCGCCATCGGTGAGGGTGTCCTCCCCTTCGCCAAGGAACTTTTGGACGTCTTCAACAACATGATCGGCAGGGTCACTGCCTTCGCTGAGCCGCTGCTCAAGGTCGCTGGCGTCATCGCCGCGACCCTTGCCCCGGTAACGGC